TTCGGCACAGACTATACTATCCTAGCCACAGGTTCATACCATACGTATGGAATACAACCATTAACAGGTAGCACGATTCAGAACAACCAGAAGATTTCGGTAACGTATAACAAGTTCACCATAAATGAGAAGGTGTCTCTCATTTCAGGGGAGACGCAGACGTTGACCGGGACTTCCTACTCAGTGCTGGACAATCAAGGTTTCGTCTACAACACGTGGCTCCCGGAGAGTTATGGCAACACCACGCTCACCTTGGATGGTGCGGTGTACAACTCGGACGGCACCATCAACCTGTCGCTTTCAACGGGTCTTATCGGGGCTCTGATACCGCATGACAGCCGGTACATCAAGGTAACTTACAACGGCACAATTATGAAGGAGAACACCGACTTTGTTCTCACTGTAGACCCCCTTTCTGGCACGGCTGCAATTGCACGCTCGGCAGCTAACATTGAAACCACCCGCATCCCGGATGGTGGACAGGTTACAGTCGAGTACTTCATCACAGAAGCGTTCACCTTTGCGACTGAGTACCCGGCTTTTGTAGAAATTCTCGCAAATCAAGTTACCACCTTCAAGCACGCGGCGGCAGATGTTCTGGTGAAGTCCATGGTTGCTACCCCTGTGGACGTTACGATGACAGTGATCTTGTCTCCTAACGCCTCATCGGACACGCTTGATCCTATTATCCGCTCCACCATTGATCTTGTTATGGACAACGCCACTACGACGTTGTACCAGTCTGAACTTGTTCAGCAGGTCATGGGCGTGACTGGTGTGCAGAATGTCAACCTACCGTTGGTGAAGTGTGCCAAGAGCGACGGCTCCTATGACATAGGTGTAGTCATCCCAACCAACACAACATGGATTCCTTTGTCCTCCGACCCCGCATTCGCTGGCTTGGCCACTCCGGCCAATAGCTTCATCACGCAGAGTGCGGTTCTTCCCGACAGCACGATTCCTTCGGGAGGCGAAGTTGATGCGTTCGTTGGCTTCCTCTATCAAGGTCAGGCGTACGCACGTACAACCTCGATTCAGAGCTTCCTCTCGACTGCGGTAACTCCGGCGGCTGCGGTGGGTCTGCCTCCAATGTCGGTGTCTGGCTCCTTCTACATCATCGGTACTGGAGACTCCATCACACCGACGAACCCGCTACCTTCGACCTACGCTCAGAGGGTCATCATTACCCTTCCAAGCAAGACCATCAACCCATCCCTGTACTCGTTCTTCTGCACTTATCAAGTGTTTGGATCAGGCTCTGCAACTGACATAACCATGTCGTCCACCGAGTACATTGTTCCCGGAAAAATCACTCTGAGCTATCTGACTGGGAGCTAAAGCATGACGCCAATTTACAACCCGCGAGGAACTTGGTCTGCTACCACAGAGTATAGTTACCTTGACTCAGTACAGTATAGTAGCCAATCGTACATCTGTACGAGCAGGGGTGGATCATTCAATCAGAATCCCGCCACCCACACGTTGCCTGCTGGATCGACGGCAATTCCCGCCGGGTCCGTGCAGCACGCGGGGATGAACCAGTTCAAGGACGTGTTCCTGGGCGCGGACCACCGGGATCGTCGGCATAAACGCCCTCTCCAGCCATGGCAGCCGCGCAAACAGCATCAGCACCATCACCACCACCGTCGCGCTGAACCACAGCATCAGCCGTCCCTGCCGGGCACCACTGTGTGGGTGATGGTTCCTGTTGTTACTCAGGAAGACCAATACTACCTTCGCTCTCGCGAAGACCTCATTCAGTTGGAGGACGCACGGTATCGTTCCCTCATCAGTGCAGTCGCCAACTTCTACACTACGCGAAACGACCAGAGCCTTTGGGGTGCATTCATCCGTGCCATCGCAATGGAACTGGCTCGTATCGAGTACATGTACTCGTACGACATTGTAGCCAAGAACCCGGTGTATCTTACTCCCCCGGACATCAAGCGTGAGTATGCTGATCCTCTGTTTGTTACCGGCACGTTCCAACAGCAGACTCAGTTTGACATGGGTGATTTTGGCGCTGAGGGTGCAGGGTTCTTGGTATGGGCAGGAAACACCGGCTTCATCGCCAACGCGGTGATTGTTGACAGCAATGGCAACTTGCAGGTAGCGACAACTCCGGGCGCAACGGCATCATCTCAGCCTTCATGGTCTCTTGAACTCGGTGGGATTACAACCGATGGTTCGGTTGTCTGGACAAATTACGGTCAAGCCCCTTCTCCGCTGGCATACCCAGTGGGCTATCGTGATATGTTGGTTGACCTCCTGAGCGCATATCAGGAAGGTGCGACAGCTAAGTCTGTTCAGGATGTTATCTACGCCTACACGGGCAAGAACATCATCGTGGAGGAACTGTACAAGCAAATTACGACTGGTGGGTTTTATGACCAGAGCGACCGGAACGCCATCGCAGTTAGCGTAAACGTTGGTGGAGACGACCCTCTTACAGACATCCAAAGCCTCGCTGAGTTGCAGCAAATTACCAACTCTCTCTACACTGCCATTGACCTCGCCAAGCCAGCCCACGTTGGTCTTGAGTTCACCACAGTATTTGGTGCATTTGGTGATGAGAACGTGAACTGCTTCATCAGCCCACGGTATCTGACCCAGTATCAGTTAGCTACCTTACCAGCAGCACAGGCAGCGTACTACTCCCTCATCGCTTACACGCTTACCACGCAGATTTATCAGGGCTGGATTGCCACAACCAACTTCCCGGCTGGCACTATCATTCAGGACTCGAACGGTAACGTTCAACTGACCCTTGTAGGCGGGGTCTCTGGTACCATCAAGCCCACTTGGAACCCTACCCTACAAGGGACAACTGAGGATGGTCTATCGAGCCCTCCAACTAGCCCCCCATCATATTTGGTGTGGATAAACATCGGTACGCCCGAGATTACGATTGCGGCCTATGCTGCTCTACCAATTTCACAGCAGCCGTACTATCAGAGCTACTATCAGAACCTGAATTGCGTGGGAACTGGCATTGACGACACGTTGGAAATCCTTATTCAGCAAGTGGAAGAGCCTCCGTTCGACCCGATGCTGTATCAGGCTCCTACATTCGACCCGGCTAACCCAACCACAACGTTGGCTGCATATGGTCGTCGTGTGCTCACGCCTATCATGGTCTCAAGTTGGCAGCAGTTGAATGCGTCTCCTACTGTATGGGACACCACTGTCACGTACCCCAAGGGCACGCTCGTGCGTGGCCGGTACTGGGGAGAGGATGGTAGTTTCAACGCGGGGGTATGGACACCGGGTGGTTGGCAGTTGTATCGTGCCAAGAAAAAGAGCACAGGGCAAGACCCTATTGGGGACACCAACCAGACCTACTGGACACCGCTGTCGTCCCCATCAATCTATCAGGCTTACTACCTCGCACAGAACGGTCTCTACGTTGCTGGCATTCGCCAGTGGGCACCTAGCACTAACTTTTACACAGGACAGTTGATGATTGACAATAACGGCAGTCTCCAGATTGCAAACTCGGGCTCATCGCCGCAGTCGCCCCCTCAGTCTCCTCCGTCTCCGGGTCTCACATCACCGGTTGCGACAGTTGCGACAACGTTTGATGCTGTCAGTATTTCTAACAACCTGCTCACGTTGGTTGTGAACAGCACAGCGGGAATGGGTTTGGTAAATGATGTCAGTCTCATCACCTTGCTCGGATTCTCGTTCGCCACGTTTCTCAATGGACTCACGCTGCCCGTAGTTGCATTCAGTGGCTCCAGCATTATCATGACTTTGGTTCACGCTGACTACAATTCAGAGACACAGTTGGAAGGTTCGGCAACAGCACGCATCGGCTTCAGCCAGTCCAAGACTGTGCCGACTTACGATGGCACGATTGTCTGGCAGTGCTTCGGTTCAAACCCTTACACCGACCCCAGCAAATGGATTGCGGTGGTGGACTCGACTAACAATGTCACGGGTGAAGTGGCGAACTGGGATGTCACACACCCCATGGGGTTGCTTGCGCCCAGAACTGACCTCTGTTGGGAAATTTCTGGTGGCGACTTCTTCTCCTCTTACGAGGAGTAGCCTCATCCTGTGACCCCCAATAATACATCAAATCGTGTCCGTGTAAACAAAGCTCTGACCACCCATTAGTGAACTATTAAATAGCTTAGTGTATGGATAAGAACTCTTACTTAAGTCCAGCGACCGGAAACCTTGACATTTCAATCATACGAGATGCGCGGCCCTATGCCCTCATCTCCCTTGACCTCGGAATTCCCAATTTTACTGTGTTTTCTATGAAGTTCCCGCTGGTGGAAGACAAACCAAACTCGATGAGTGGTCTTGTTGCCGAAGCCATCCACGTGCTGCTTGACGAGATGTCGTCCTTCATGATTACGGCTGGGTACGAGCAAGCCATCATCGTGCAGGTCTATGCTGCCACGCTGAATTGTTTCAAGGGTATGACGGGCGAAGCGGATACTAACAAGTCCATGTCTCCTATCAGCAAAGACCCGACCGTGAAGAGCTTCGAAGGTACGTTCAAACTGCCCATGTCCTTTGTCAATGAAACCTATGACAAGGTGGTCACCGCTTCTTCAGGAAAGACGCTCAAGCGTCCACCGACGGTTCGTCACTTGGAGTTGACTTACGACAAGCCGTCCAAGACTACGGTGCAGGATGCACGTAAGATCATTCAGAACTTCCGCAGCCGCACCATCAAGAATCAGCCGCGTCCAATGTACCTCATTGTGTACGACCAGTGGGGCAAGCCCACCGCCACGATTCCTCTGGGGGGTGGTAGCTTCAAGAATGAATTGCTCAACACCATCTACCCCAAAGGTAGAGGCAAGCGAGGTTCAACGAGACCAGAGTACACTCCTACGGTAAAGTTTGACAACGACGTTGAGATGAAGACAACCAACGTTAAGGGCATCCCCAAGAGCATCTACGTGGGTGACGAGCACTTCACTCCATACGGCACCCTCAGCGATGACATGGCTATCTACATCAACGAGAAGGATGAGAAGCAAGAGTGGGTCGTGAAGTTCACCGATGGCCGCTGCGTGTCCTTCTCTGACTTCCCTTCGATTGAAGAACTGAAGGAAGGCAACTACCCGGTTCCGACTTACTACATCGACTGGACAATTCTCGACAAGGAAGACATCCCTGAATCCTCTGACGCGGCGGAAGCTGTGGACGAGCAGGGCAATGAGGTTATCGAACCATCTGAAACCGAAGTCAACCCGACCACCGACCTCACGCCGGACGACGAGAAGAACGAGCAGCTTGAAGAAGGCGAAGACAACACCCCAGACGGTAACGAGGCCCAGTCTAAGACATCGACTGTGAAAAAGGGTTACGAAGATGAGAACGGCTACTGGGTTGGTGCCGGGGGTGCAGCTTCAGGTATTCTCCCTATCTGCACGACCACGGGTCGCATCTGTTTGGCTTGGCGTAACGCTGAGATGAATGGTGGGGACTGCTGGGGAACCATCGGGGGCGGTATCCAGAAGGGCAAGTCCCCGGCTGAGAGTGCTCGACACGAGATGATGGAAGAGGTTGGTTACAAGGGCGGTATTCGTCTCATTCCTGCCTTCGTCTTCACCGATGGGTCATTCAGGTATTTCAACTTCCTCGGCCTCGTGCCCACTGAGTTCGGCCTGAACCCGATGCCGGGTGGCTCGGCCAACTTGGACTTCGCGGACGAGACCGATGAGATTAAATGGTTCTCTTTGGAAGACCTTAAGTATGAGGTTGAGGAGCACCCCGGTCATTTCCACCCCGGCCTACTCGCTTTGTTTGAGAATTCGGGAGCAATCATCCGTCAGATTATCGACGCCGTGAGTAATAAGGGATAGAGGTCTAACTATGTTTACTCAGGTCGAACTTGTTTCTCAGAATAACGAAGTCCGCGTCTACTGGCTAGAGCACGGGCACAACTCACTCAACGTCCACATCGCCGTGGGCCGTGGTGTAAAGATTTTGGAAGAGAATCCGTACTTTCGCATCAGGCGGGTTTTCACCACGCTGAACAACCGCAAGGACTTGCCTGTGAAGTCCAACGTCGGCACGATTGTTGAATTGAACTGATGGTTTATACGGTATACAAGACGACCAACCTTGTGAATGGCCGTTATTACATCGGCGTCCATAAGACTAAAGACCCATATGACAGGTATCTGGGTTCCGGTTCTATCCTGAAAAAGGCGATAGCTAAGTATGGCGTCCATGAGTTTCAGAAGTCCATTTTGTTTATCTACCCAGATTCTACCTCGGCCTATGGTAAGGAGTTTGAACTCCTTACCGTACTAAAGGGCGACCCCTTTTGTTACAACCTGATTGATGGGGGTGCTGGCGGCTGGGAAGGGGCGAACAGACTACCGGGTGAGTGGCGAAGTCAGAAACGACCAGTAGAAACCGGTCGGCGTATATCCGCAGCTAAGTTAGGCAAAAAGTTCCCCAAACTATCGACTGCTTTGAAAGGTGTAGCAAAATCAGAACAAGCCAAGGCTCGGATGTCGGTTTCAGCTAAGCAGCGTGCTAAACGACCTGAGTGTTTAAGTCAATTGCAACGTAATGGCTATACATCCCTACTACAGGGGCACCTCCGCCCCGGCAGACCCTCAGATTCTGCAATAGAAAAGATTCGACAGAAGGCAATTGGTAGACCTGTCTCTGAAGAAACAAGGCAAAAGCGGTCTGCACGTAACAGGGAACGTAGCCCTGAATTTAACTCTTGGTGTGTGAGGAAGCGTTGGGCGGCGACTAAGGGCGTCCCATTTAGTGAGCCAAAACCCCAAGTGTACTTGGAGCAGTCAAATGCAGCTTGAAGATTTCAAGAAATATTCTCCCTCCACTAACATCCGAGTATCTCGCGAGGACACTGGAGAGATACTATTTGAAACACACAATACCATTGTGAATGTAACTAAATGGCTGTTCTCCCGTTTGATGGCCAACGTCAATCCCACCGACCCCAATCCCCCCTACCCGCTTGGTCACGAGCCTCTGTACTCGGTGTGGGGCTTGGCTCTCGGTGCCGGTTCTCCCACGTGGGCTCCCGAGACTCAACCTCAGGAGACTCCAGTTCAGACCTCCCTCATTCAGGAGTTGATTCGCAAGCCTCTATCTCGCATCAACTTTGTTCAGCCTGACCCATCTGGTGGCTGGACGGCTAATACCCTATCCACCTATGTAAATTTCCAATGTACGGTGAACGCTACGACTGACAACCTCACGCAGGGCATCCGTGAGATGGGGCTTATTGGCGGCGGCTCAGCCAGCCAAAGCACCAACATGCAGACGGCTCCTTACTTTTCAGGTGATCCCACGACTTATGCCAATGTGGCTGCGGCGACGAACACAGTTACATTAATAAACTACAAGACACTTCCTCCCTTACTCCTCCCTCCGGGCGTTCCCGTTATTTTTTCTTGGATTGTAAGTTTCTGACCCTAAATTATGAGTGTTGAGAATATACTAGCGATTCAGATTGGTGAGGAACAGACGTGGGCTAACGGTGCCGTAGACACTGGTCAGCGTGCGGTTCTTGCTGTCACCAGCATCTCCGCAGATGTTCAGACCACCACCTTCTATGGCAACTCTCTTTACATGATTCACTACGACGTGGGTCAGTTGAGTTGCTTCGAAGCCTTCTCATTTTTCTGTAAGCAATTTTACAATTTGAGTTTGCCATGGTATCAACTCCCGGCACCACCCCCTAACCCGCTGCTGGCCTCGTCACAGATTTACTTGATAGCTCAGCCTCCTCCACCACCTCCTATTGCGAATGGAATGATGACGCTGATTGACTCGGGGTACGACCCGCTGCTCAACTACTATCTTACGTTCCAAGGAAACTTTGACTTATCCATCCCTCTTTTCAAAAGGGAAGGTCACTGTATGGTGAGACGAAAGACACCAAACTACCAGATAAGGATTGGATAAATGTTCCCCACGTCCGTCAACATCCCGGAACTGCAACGAACCACAGTGGTGGCTATCCTGAACGCACGTCTGGCCGACACCCTCGACCTGAAAACGCAAGCCAAGCAGGCTCACTGGAACGTAAAGGGTATGGCTTTCTACGAGTTGCACCTCCTTTTCGACTCAGTAGCAGAGCATCTGGAAACGGCTAGTGACATTATCGCAGAACGTATCACGGCTTTGGGCGGTGTGGCTTATGGCACGGCACGCATGGTTGCTGTAAACTCCACCATCCCCGAGTACCCGGTGGACACGGTGAAGGGCTCTGACCACATTCTCGCCCTCTCTGTCCGCATAGGGCAGGCGGCTAACTCCATGCGGACAGCTATTGAAGAGTGTCTGGGGTGTGGCGACCAAGGCTCTGCGGATGTCTTCATTGAACTGGTTCGACAGGCCGACAAGGATGTCTGGTTCCTTCAGGCTCACTTACAGGTATAAGTGAAATTTGTTGACTACCCCCATTTATTATAGGGGTGAATTATGTTGAACTGGCAAGGCGCATGGAGCGCAGGAGTAACCTATCAGGTAAATGATGTCGTGTTTTATCTTACGGCGTCATACGTAGCCTTGACTATCAACACGGGTGTGCCCCCAACTCAGTATTACCTCGGCACCACATGGACAACCTTCGCTGTGGGCACCCCCGGTTCTCAAGGACCCATGGGGGCTATTGGAGAGGATGGTGCCACAGGATCAACCGGAGCCACAGGTGCTACAGGGGCAACTGGTGCCACGGGTCAGGGCTTCACGTGGCGTAATGCGTGGTCGGACACCCTCACGTACAATGCCTATGACTGTGTGTCATATAGCGGCAATTCTTACATCTGCATCGCCAATGGAGAGATTGGTATAGCTCCCAATCTCTCCTCTCCTCCTGACTGGGACATCCTCGCGTTGGGCAGTGGGGAAGCCTTGCTCCTAACAGGGGGTACACTAACAGGAGATTTAGGCACTACCCTAGTTACAGGTCCGCCTGTGGCTCCATCAGGTTCTTCAGGAGGATTCACCGGCTGGGCCTTCTCGCAGGACGGGCATATCAGCTATGCAGACGGAACCTCTTGGTCAATAAAGGTTTAACGGAGTTCTTTTGAATGGATAACCCGCTTCTCAACAAACCAAAAGAAACACCAGAAGAAAAAGGGTTCAACAGTGATACGGTAGGTATGCCCCCCAAGCATATCGACCCGTTCTACCCTGAAGCGAACGGCAATGCTGTTGACGACCCCACGCCGAAGCCGAAGAACGCATACTACTCGATGGCCCGTCCCGGTCACGTTGACAAGCGTAAGCCAACGGTTTTGGACGCCGCCTATGCACGTCAATACAGCCACGGCGGTTTGTTTGACAAGGATGAAGTGAATCCCCTGCTCAAGGACTACATTGAAAATGAACTAGGCATCAAGCGTCGTGCTTCCAAGAAGACGGCATTCGATGAGGAAGCATATCACCAGAGCAAAGGTGAAGAAGAGTTGAATCAGGTGTACCTCGACAACATCCGGGACGCGGTTCGCAAACTGCGAAGTGCTCAGTGGACAAAGAACTGGAAATTGTATGAGAAGTTCTACAATGAAATTAGGACTCTCATGGAAGAGTCCCCAGCCGCACGCGAGTGGGGTCAGGAGAATCTCAGCTACGGTAAACTACAAAGTCCGGAACAAGCGAGGATGACCAAGCCGCAGCGTGAAAAGCAGAAGAAAGAACAGCACAAGGGTATTGAAGAGGCGGTAGGAACCTACTACAAAGACCCCGCTGTCAAGCTCAACCTGCCCACCAAGCAGCTTCCCGAAGACCACACTCCAGTGATGACTAAGGAAGACCAGAAGCTACTCAAGAGTATGGGTATCACCATGAGGTCTGCGTGGGACAAGGCACGTCAAGTTGGCATTCTCAAATTCGAGGACAACCGTTACAGCATCAGCAAGGATGCGAGTGCAGGCACTCGTAAAATCTTGTCTCCGGCTGTGCGTCTCGTCAATGCTAAGCTGGCTCGGCTCCACGTTCCGAAGAATGCTGCTGCTCACGAGGCTGCTATCAAGGTCATCGCCAAGACGGTCATCGCTAACAACAAGAACATGGAGCGGGTCTACAAGGAAGTTACTGCCACACGTCGTCTCCCGGCGTGGTACGGTCGTCCTACGCCTGTTCGCAACATGAAGTATTCGCCGGACGACATCAACTACCTGCTCGACCACTTCAGCAACATGCTGCACGCCAACCTCCCCCCAGACATTCGCGAGCGTCTCAGCCGTGTCATCAACAACCCGAACGAGAAGAACTGGGAGAACGCCTACTCTATTATCATCAACCCGAAGAGCATGAGGATGGGTACCCTGTGGCAAGCGTGCATCGCGGTTGACCCGACTGTGCCTCGCTCCGGTAAGGTCACTGACCAAGAGGGCAACACGGTAGAGAACTGGCAGAGCATCCCTTCCCAGAAGACCATCATCAAGGCGTTGCTAAATGCGGCTGGTCTGAATTCCATGCCGAAGAAGCCGACACTCGATGAACCGTTCTCTCAGGAAGACAAGGACGGTATGTTGAAGTCCATGGGCATCACCGGAGCCAAGAAGCAGAAGTGCCCGGAGTGCGGCTCAACTGAATACAGCCTCATGCCCACCGACTTCGAAACAGCGAAGTGTGATAAGTGCGGTAAGAATTGGAATCACGGAATCGTCAAGGGCGTCAATGACCCCAGCGATAGCAAGACCGCTGCTGGAGGTATGACCGAAAAGGAAGAGGCTGAGCACCATCGTCAGTGGATGCAGAAATTGAAGGATGAGCACGCGATGAACGTGCGACGGGATGACCATCTGGAAGTCAAGACATGCGCCGGTTGTGGTGAACAGTTCTATGCCAACCGCAATAACGGGGATTACTGTTGCTACGAACACTCGGACGGTCACTGGCATGGAGCCCCTGAAGGTGCGGGAGCCGAACGTGTCGCCTCGAAGGCCGCCGCTCATCATCACGAGCGTGTAGAGTGCCGTAAGTGTGGCAACATTCGCACGTGCCGCTGTTCGGCGAAGAAGACAGCAACCTTCGTTGACGAGTGCCCTAGCTGTCCCAAGACAGCCGCTATCGCTACGCCTGACCTTCCCGTCCGCTACTCAGAAGACGTAGAGCCCGGTGACAATCTCCCAGAGGTTGATGAGATTCACTATGTATACTACGGCCCGTCTCCCGGAGATGAAGGCGATAATGATTACTATACCGTCGTCGGTTTCAAGGATGGTGAGGGTCTGTTCAATGTGAACGTCCCAGCCGGTCGTCTCAAGGAGGTTGTTGGCGATGTCCTTGCTGAAAAGATGGTGTTGGGTGAAGGTCAGATAGTACGCGGAAAAGACCTGCCCGGTGGCTACCGCCTTGAGGGGGTCGAGAACCCATTCAAGTCCTTGGTCGTTCACAACAAGGAGTTCAGTCAGATGGATACAGACTGGCTTGCGGGTATGCACATAACGGCGTGCATCGCTGAGGAATTCTGCCCTCAGTGTAACAAGGATGCAGAGGGTTGCAAGTGCCCGAACAAGGCAGACCTGCTCGATGGCAAGACCCGTGGTGACCATATGAAAGCCTCGGTAGCCTCTATTTATTTCAAGGCGATTCAAGGTATGAAGAAAGTGAAGGATGAGTAATGGACGAGGTATTCCGTTACGTCGGTCTCGGCTTCGACATCCACAAGGCGGAGCAGATTATTGCCGCATCTCCTCACGATACTCAGGTTGCTCCTAAGGCATTTCTGGAGGCATTCGTTGGTACTCAGGAAGATGATGATGCAGCGCAGAAGGCACGTTTCATATGAACCTTATGCAGGTAGGGTTGAACAAAGAGCACATTGACAAAGTAGACATTACCCGTCCCGGCATCGTAGCAACGTTCAGTTATAAAGCGACGAAGCAATATCCAACGGTTAAGCCCACCTATATCCTCATCGACGGCAACCACCGTGCGAAGAAGGCTCTACGCACTGGGCAGGAGTTCAAAGTCACTGTGCTCTCTCCAGAGGAGACGTGGAAGGTCATGTTCAATGAGACCCCGACGTTTCTGATGAAGAACATTATCAACCCGACCAAGAAGCCAGCCAAACCGCGTGCGAAGAAGCCCACGGTCGCTGGGTACGGCTACTCAGGCAACCGAAACTACGAAGAAGTTGAAGTTGAAGACTACACTCAGTGCATCGGAGACTATAGGTACGAGACAGACTGCGTAAGCTCGGACGGTGATTCCATTACAGATATGGTGGACATAGCGAGAGAGGTATCCTACAACCTCATCAAGCAGCACTGTGAGGGCCTCCGTTCATGGGAAGCAGAGCGTAGCTACAACAGAGATGGCCGGAAGGGTCTCACTCTCCGCAACGACTACGCGGCTCACTTCTACAAGAGCAAGTATCGCGGCCAGTCGTGCTTGTACATCCGATGGTCTACTATTGAATTCGTGTGGGTGAAGAAATGATATTCAAAGCGAAGTTCCTTCATAAGGCGTACCCCAAGACGCACACCATCAGCTTGCAGGAAGCAAAAGACCGCAAGCTGTTCGGGCCTGTCTACCATGGAACGACTGCGGAGAACTGGGCGAAGATTGATGCTGAAGGATTCAAGTTCACCGAAGGCGAAGAAGGCAGCGAGGGTATGAGTAACGGCTACACCGGTACCTCCCCGTATGCACAAGGCGTCCCCGCCCCCGTCCACCATCTAGGGTACGGCGTATATTTCACAACCTCCCCCACCATCGCCAAGATGTTTAATGGAGGCACCACGAAGGGCCTTCGTACTTACTTTCTTGATGTGCCTCGGTTGGAGACCATCAATTTCGCGGCACCCAACACCATGATGAAGTGGTGGGTGAAGATGGGCTACAACCCTGACGTGGCGAAGCGAGACCGTGTAGTGGCAACTAAGCTGTTGACGGACAATCTCAAGTCACAGTTCGATGCGGTCTGGTTCAAGGGTAAGACCATTCGTAAGGTGCTGGATGGCGACCAAGTATGCGTGTACGACCCATCGCGGGTATACGAGATTGACAAGAAGATGTCCAAGCCCGGTGAACTGGGCTCCAAGGTTAAACGCAAGGCGGACGGTATGAAGGGAGCCATCCTCGGCGTGCGGGACATTGAAGAACCCTATCGCCACTACCACGGCGGCAACCCCCGGTTCCTCGTCGTGAAATGGGAAAAGGGTGGCAGGGATTCCAACGTCTACGACTCCGACATAGAATTCCTCTAACCCAGTATTATCCTGTGTGAAGCAAGAATACTCATCGGCGAAGACGTGCGTGAATCAGGTACCGGCTGCGATGCGGACTATAGTCTGGCAGCGAGGAACAACTAACCTAGACTTCGGCGGAGGCAAGTACGACACTGCTACGGGGTTCCTCGCCACACAGGGCGTCACCAATCTGGTGTATGACCCCTTCAATCGCCCCACTCATCACAACATCTGGCTTATCAAAGACATCATGACGGGTAGGATTAGTGTGGACTCCGCGACTCTCTGCAACGTCCTGAACGTCATCAAGGAAGCGGACATCCGCAACAACGTGCTCCGCAATGTCCGCACGCTCACCCGGTTCAATCGGGAGTATGCTCCTCACGTGTTCATCTCCTGCTATCGGGGCCGGGGCGACGAGCCCGGTCAGACCTGCAACGGCTGGCAGGAGAACCGCCCTCTGAAGACATACCTCCCAGAGGTCATGGAAGTCTTCGGGACAGCGTACATCGAGAAAAATATGATTGTTGCATTTTAGAAACTTCGTGGTACTATTAGTACATGGTTGTTTTCCCCGCAAGGGGATGAAGGCGGTCAAAGGATGTTTCGGACGTGGGTTCGACTCCCACCATCTCCACCATTCAGCACATAGGAGTAAGGGCCATTTGTAATCTCGGGCTAGAACGAGGGATGGTCACTGAATAGTGTGCTGAATTGTGGGGATGTCACGGCTTCGACGGGATACGCTGGAGATGCGGTCTACAACTCGTTTACTTTCGCACAAACCTGTTCGTTATACGGGGAAAGTGTTCAATATAACTGCCAACAGCAATGTTGCACTCCCCATCGCTGCTTAACCCAGCGTAAGGCGAGGTTGGGTACCTCCCTTGTAAATCAATAGGTATCTGAGGATGGGGTGAGTCACTGGCTCACCCCTACCGAATTTAAGGAGACCGTATGGACATCCCTGACGACCAAGCCCCGCTTTCGCCCCTCGGCGTAACTGTCATGTTTCTTATGCTTTTCGGAGAGTTAGTCCTCGTGGCTGGCTTGTTAATCGGTGTGTTCGACCATAAGCTGTGGGCTCTCATCCCCATTGTTTACGGGGCCTGTCTCACCGGCTGGTGCTTCCACGCGGACTGCTCCCCGGCATCCTACAAAAATACAACTAAATAGGTTGTCCAGAAACGTGTACCGGCTGGTATACTAAGGGTATGGCTCAGCTTGATGAAGTGCCCGTGGCAAGACCTCCCGGCACAAGAACCATAGGACGGAAGTATCCACGAAAGAAAAAAGTGGGATTGTGAAAAATAGTTGTTCAGAAACGGAAAGACTACAGTATACTATGTACATGAGCGGGAGACTGACCCGCACGAAAGGCAATGACCAGTAGGGTAACCTACAAGCCGTGGTCTAGCATTCATATACCCGGAGTTCACTTCGGCTTTGATGCTAGTCTGGCAGTAAGTCGGCGGAATCGTTAGCCTACCGCTCTTGCGTAGGACTGTCAATGTTGCACATAGCCTTGGGAGTTTATAAGCGGCGGGTAAGAGTCCTACTGTGCGAGAGCATGGTGCCCAATGTTCGGCGGTGATAGTTGACACACCCGCCATTAGTCGGCGGAGGCAGGGACTCCTCAGTGAAGAAATTCACTTTGCTCCAATGTTTAGCTGTGGGTAGCGGACGTAAGGGTTTGCCAACGGTCGTCCCGGTCGCGTCCGGGAGCCTGTATCGAACGTCCACAGCCGAAGTTGCTGGTCATGATAGGAACCGCCCCCATGGAGCCCGACAGGGAAGATTGGAATAAGGGTCAAGTCCGACAGCCGCCAGCACAAGTTATGCGAACGAGCAGCATAGACGCTGCACTGGCACCGGCCATGGACAACGGTGTTCAGGGACAAGGGAAACCTTGCGGCTTCGCACCACATTCCGGGCGGGTTTTGGTTCTCCTCAAACCAAATATAACGCCGGTTCTTTTACTGCCCGGAATCTCAATCGCAGGGGGTTTGCGCCACGCCAATGGCCCGGTCGAACGAGAGGAATCAAACTGGGCGACACAGCCCTTTGCATTCAAAAAGCCGGCCCCAGCGCTGTGTTGTCATATTAAGTACAATTGTTCTCGTAATGAGAACAAATATTACATCGCTCGGGAACCTCCTTTTCGAGCCGCAGCATCACACCGGCAGAGACAGCCCCGTGGTCTGTGAGCATTGGGTCGGAATCACGGTACAAGGTCATAGAAGATGCAAAGAATTTGGTTGCATAAATAGAAGTTTCACGCTACAATAACCAATTAGGAGAATACATATGCACTAGGTCAATCACTACTACCTCTTCGTCCGGCAGGACCTCAGCCTTGCCCAAACTATTGTTCAGTCTAACCACGCCACCTACGAGATGGCATCCCGGCTTGACGGGTGCAGCGAAACCCCTTCGCTCGTGCTCATCGGAGTTCCTGACAAGGACGCTCTTGAAGCCGTCATCGCACGACTCCAGCGTTATGGCATTGAATGTGAGGCTTTCTATGAGCCTGACTTCGACCTCGGCCTGACCGCAGTCGCGACGTACCCCATTACCAATAAGAAGCTTCGTGGAGCCATGGGAGTCTACCGCCTTTGGACGCCTCAGGAAACTCTGGAGGTCTCCGATGTCGCAGCCTAACCTCGCTTGTATGCACTGCAACCTGCCCATCTACTACTCGTGGGGCTACAAGGTATGGTCTCACGAAGGCAACCGCCCGTCTAAGGTGGTTGTGCGGAACGAGGCAATTGCCAAGCTCCTCAAACGCTACCCCGACGCTAATCCTGAGGACTACAGTCTCCCATCCACGTGGGCGAAGTGGGTCTCCTGCGAAGACGCTAATGGTGCTCTCATGGGCACGGACGCAACCTACCCGTTTCAGACCAACACAGAAGGCGAGGGCATATGAGCAAGTCACTTTTCCAACAGCATGAGGCAATCGACAACCAGTGCTACCACGTAGCCAAGGCGATGTTCTTGAAGCTTCAGGATGCACACGTCATCCACGATGACAACACCCGCAGGGAGGGCTTCAACCCGGCCAAGGATTACGAGTACACCGGGTTTGAGATGACCAAGACGGGCATCCGTCTCAGTGGCTCTCAGTACGTCGGTGGTGGAGAGTATTACTACGTCTCCATCGACATCCCGCTCGACCGTATCGACAACTTAGACGAGTTCATCCGCGAGAAGCAGGAGGAACGTGCTGAGGCCCAGCGTCAGCGTCGTGCTGCACGGATGGCTGAGGAAGCTGCTGAGACCGAACGTCAGGCTCAGTGGGAACGCGACAAGTACGAGGAACTGAAGGCGAAGTTTGAAGGAGACCAAAAATGAACTACACGATTATCGCTTACAAGCCGAGCAACACCGACTACTGCCGTGGATGCTTTATGGCTTCCTACTCATCCGAATTCGACATGCTTTGCACCGATGACCGGGGCGAGGCTGTCCAGTTTATCGTAGACAAGCACAAGGCCAACGAGAAGCATGAGTCCCGTGAAGCCGACTACGACATCACCCTTCTCATTGACGGTAAGGAACCCGCTGGGGTTTGGGTCGAACAGGACGGCAAGGAAGGCGGGTACTGGGACGAGTCAGTTCAGGAACATGCTCAGGCAATTCTGGATGAGGCTAAGACCATCGCCAACCGCACCGAAGCGGAAGCCAAGGCGGCTGCGGCTGCTGCTGAGAAGCTTAGGAAGGAAGCAGAAGCTGCCCGTGCTGTAGCGGCGAGGGAAGAGCATGACCGTAACGAGTACGAGCGTCTGAAGGCGAAGTATGAAGAGTGAATGGAACTCTATCAGCGAAGCCCCGGTCATCGGCTACATCTACCAAGAGACCTACGGCTTTGAAGTATTGGAAGTCAAACTCGCGGACGGACGAATCTGTAAGGCTGAGTACAGCTTTCACAGTGAGTACGACCCGCCGAACTACTGGATGGTTACCACGAATCCAGACGAAGAAGATGGAACCTTCTACTGGGACGAGTCGATGGGCACGCAACACATCGACCGTATCCCGGTAGTTGAATGGAGGCAGTTATGACATAGGTGATGGAAGCAACTAAGCGACTCGCAGAAGCGGTACTCCGTACCGCATACTCTCACGACGTTACTCACGGCATGAACACATACAACGAGTGCAACCACTGCGGGGCCTCGGTGTACTGGGACGAGCCGGTATCTAAGATGGAGCATGACAGCGAGTGCCCGGTTCCGCTGGCAATGTCCCATATGGGGGACGATTAGCGGCTAAACACCCGCTATATGGGATAAAAGAAAAAAGTTGTCCAGAAACGCTTCCGACTGTGTATACTGTGGGAAGAGCACAGTCATAGCGACCTGATGTGTGTACAGCAGCCCCGTAAATCCGAGCGTGGGGGCACGTGCATCTGGGGGACGACCCTTACCGGGGGCACTCGGTAGGTCGCTATGATTGTCACGTTTACGAGGATACCAATGGACAGTCCTTTCTTCTTCGGCTTCTTAACCTGCTGGGCGTTTGCCGGTGCGATGTACTTCTTCACCGAACTCTTCAATGAGAAGGAAGATAACCTGCCCGACCACTTCTTTCAAGGTGTCGGGATGCTCATCCTCTGCATCATCCTGTGGCCTCTGGTTCAGGGTGCTAGGGCTCAGAGAAGCCACCGATGAACCGCCACTGCGTC